AGTGCCAATGAAAAAGGAATACGTTTGCCTTATGGAACCACAGCTCAAAGAAATCCTGGAGTGATAGGTGAACTGTACTGGAACACAACCACCAATAATTTGCAGGTGTATGGTGGAGCTGCATGGGGCAGCGCATCAGGGGCCAGCGGCACCATAGTGCCTCTGTATCAAGTGGAAGAAATCAACTTGATTTACAATTTAATTCTAGCTTAACAGAACTAAAACCACCAAAATCAATAAATACAACTAATGCCACAATCCGACCAAGATTGAGCAGGACAAACCGTGGTCAACCAGCGAAGAACCTTTGCATTAAAAAAGGGTGAAAACTAGGTTGGTGGCACAAGGATGCCCGTTAAAAGGAGAATAGCATGGCCGTTGGTCGAATTTCCGGTCAGCTCTTGAAGGATAACTTGATCCGTTCCACGCTACCAGTGGCGGAACAAAACATTGCCTTTGAGACTGATCTGTTATATATTGATATAATAAATTCCAGGATCGGTATAAAAACTGCCAGTCCTCAGTATCCTTTAGACGTTGTAGGAACCATCAGAACCACCAATTTAGAAGTGCCCGGTGTCAGCACCGTAAACAATCTCACTTTGTCTGGATCCAGCATCACCACTTCAGCGCCTATTTTATCCCTAGCATCGCCTGACAAAATATTGTACAACAATGCTATCCTAGTGGATGATTTACAAATATCCAACAACACTATTGAAGTGACCACCAGCAATATGAACCTTGAACTGCGCCCCAATGGCACAGGCATCACTGAAATTTACAGCAATGTGGAAGTGACTGGCAATATACATGCCACTGGCAGCATCACTGCAGATGGTAACATCACCATAGGAAATCAAAACACTGATAATTTGGTCATCAATGCAGACATAGCCAGCAATATGATTCCCAATGTGACCGACACATACAATTTGGGCAGTGCAGGAAAAAGATGGAATGAATTTTTCACACAAGATTTAACAGTGGACAACATCACTGTGGGCGGCAACGTCACAGTGGGTGGATTAGATCTTACATCAGTGCCAGGTAATATTATATACGTGGCCACCAATGGTGATAACGCCAACGCAGGACTGCATCAAAACGATCCAGTGTTAACCATACAACAAGCAATCACATTGGCTTCATCAGGAGATCTGATACACATATATCCCGGCACATACACAGAAACGTTTCCCATCACTGTGCCTGTGGGAGTCACCATCAAAGGAGAATCTTTGAGATCAGTGTTGATTCAACCCACTGGTGGCACGATTGATCAAAACGCTTTTATATTGAATGGTGAAACCACTATAGAAGACCTCACAGTAGCAAATTTCCGTTTCAACTCTGGAGCCAACAGAGGTTATGCTTTTAGATATGCTAGCTCATTCACAGTGACCTCACGTTCACCATACATTAGAAATGTTAGTGTGATCACACAAGGATCTGTGACCAGTGGCTCTGATCCTAGAGGTTTCAATGCAGGAGATGCAGGCAAAGGCGCCTATCTAGATGGTAGTTTGGCCACAGCAGGCAGCAACGAAGCCAGCTGTTTGTTTCAAAATTGCACATTTATAACTCCAGGAGTGGATGCTATAACCATGACCAATGGAGTGAGAGTGGAGTGGCTAAATTCATTTACATATTTTGCCAATCGTAGTTTGTATGCCATAGATGGAGCCACTGGACTCAAGGGCACAGGTCGCACATTGCTAAAAGTGGCGGGACTAGCAGGAGCCGCTGTGACAACAGGACAAACTATCACGTACTATGACACGGATAATTCTACAGTGTTGGGCACAGGAACCATTGCCACCGTGGACAGCAATATATTTTATCTCACAGGCAAAATCACAGGATTTCAAAATGCTGTCAACAGACTGCCTAAAATAATCACAGTCAATGGCAATGCTCAATTGAGCACTGCTCAACTGAAATATGGCACAGCCAGTTTATTGTTGGATGGCACAGGTGATTATCTCACTGTATCCACCAATCCAGACTTTGGTTATGCATCTGGTAATTTTACCATTGAATTCTGGTTAAGACGCACTGCTGTGGGCAATCAAGTGATCATGGATCAAAGGTCAGCAGCAGCACTCAATAATCCTATGATTCACATTGATGGAGGAGTGCTAAAATATTATGCTGCTGCTGCCAATAGAATCACTGGCGCCACCACTATCAATATCAACACTTGGTATCATGTGGCAGTGTGTAAAAACAGTGGCACAACAAGATTATTTTTGAATGGCACACAGGAAGGCAGTTCCTACACAGATTCCAACAACTATGGTGCTACATCTATTTTGACCATAGGTGCAGACTACTTGTATGCAAATGCATTGCCAGGTTATTTGGATGATATTAGAATCACCAAGGCAGCATTGTACACAAGTACTTTTGCAACACCTGCGGCTGAGTTAAGCAACACGCCCCACACAAAACTATTGTTGAATTTTAATGGCGCAAATGCTTCAACCTCTATCTCAGACACTGTGACAGGAGCACAATACATCAGTTTTTCGGGAGGAGCCACTGCAGAAAGATTTGTTAATGTAGATTATACCGATTTTGGTGCTGAAATTAGAAGCATAGCATCAGCTTCAGTGTATGGCAATTATGGAGCATATGGTTCGGGAGTAGGCGTTCTAATGTATCTAGTAGGACACAATTTTGCCTACATAGGCAATGGCAAAGAAGTCAGCAATGATCCTGCCACAGTGATTCAAGCCAATGAAGTAGTGGAGATATCTAATGCAAGAATATTTTATAGTTCTGTGGATCAACGAGGCAATTTTAGAGTGGGTGATCTGTTCACTGTGGATCAAGACACTGGTTCAGTTTCATTCACGGCAGCATCCACGGTGTTGTCTCAAGGCACAGCATTAACATTTATTTCGGGTGGTCACACCACAGTGATCAATGGCACATTGATTCAACAAGACAATGTGAGATTGAGTGGCAACACTATTGAAAGCACATCAGGAGCATTGAATTTGGATGCTGACAATGGACAAATAAATCTATTGGATAACGTTAATATCTCAGGAAATTTGGATGTAACAGGTAATGTGACCATAGGAGGCAACATCACTATTGGAGATCAAACCACTGATACTTTAAGTATTGTGGCAGCCGTGGCCAGCGATATAATTCCACAAACCACAAACACTTATAATTTAGGTAGTGCAGCAAAAAATTGGAACACTGTGTTCAGTTCAACTATCAATGTGGATGGCAATATAAGAATTGAAAACAATTTAATCACTACACAGACCACCAATTCAAATCTACAGCTGAGTGGTGCAGGTACTGGCAGTGTGGAAATAGAAAACTTTAGAATCAACGACAACACCATCAGTAATCTCACTGGAGATATCACTTTCACTCCTGCCACAGGAGTAACTGTGTTCACAGGCACAGGCAGTATGAGATTGCCTGCAGGCAGCACCGCCAATAGACCAGCGTCACCACAAACAGGCATGATTAGATACAACACTGACAATAACTTGTTTGAAGGTTATGACGGCAGCTGGACTGTGTTGCAAGGTGTGTATGATTTAGATCGTAACACCTACATAACTCCGGAGCTCACTCCAGGAGCCAACGACAACACCATTAGATTCTACAGCAACAGTGCATTGGTGGCAGATGTCAACAGCACCAGATTTGATGTGAACACATTGCAAGTGGACAGTATTAACATATCAGGCAACACTCTGACCACCACTGGAGCGAATCAAGATCTGATCCTAAATGCTAATGGCACTGGTTTCATAAGAATAGAAAATTTAAACTTTCAAAACAACACCATTACCAACTATGTGAGCAATGCTCCCATTGTGTTGGAAACCACTGGAGATGGCTATGTGGATGTGAGTCAGGCTGGTGGCTTAAGAATACCCTATGGTATAGGAGCTACCAGGCCCTCAGCGCCTGTGATTGGTATCACTAGATACAACACACAGGATCTGCAAGTGGAGATCTACGACGGTAATAGCTGGGTTTCTGTGGCTGGCGCAGGGGGTGGAGTCAGTGTATTGGGCGCAGAGGAATTATCGATTAAATACGCATTAACATTAGGATAAACAATTATGGCAACAGCGTTTAAAAATAAAATATCAACTCAAATAGGCACCAGTCCTGTGAAGATTTACGAAGCACCTGTGGGTGTTAGCACCACTATACTTGGCATGAGTTTGAGCAATATCACAGGAGGTATTATCACTGCCAGCGTGTTTGTACAAGATGACACCAGTGCTCAAGCATTTTTTATAAAAAATGTGCAGATAGCCACAGGCAGCAGTTTGCGTGTGGTAACCAGTGGTGAAAAATTAATTATTCCTGCCAACTATGATCTGTTTGTTGAAAGCAACACAGCAGCATCATTGGATGTGGTGTTGAGCTATGTGGAGATAAACTAATATGCAATACATCGGCCAACCCATTACAAATGCTATCAAAAGCCATAAAGATAGATTTTTTTACGGTTTACGCAGAACTGATGATGGTGAATTATGGTTGGCCAAAGTAGATCAAATGGCGCCAGGTGACAGTGTGACCATTAATATTCCTGGCTCAGCCAATTACAATTATGATGATTGGAATGAAGGACAAGATTTTTTTGATGGACGTGATGTGAATCATGATAAAATTTATCCTAATTTAAAATATGAACAATACAAATGGGATGATATCAATCTTTTTTATTACATCAATAGTGAAGGTGAATTGGTTTTGAGAATCAATCACCCCATTGACATGGAAAATCCAGGAGCAGCTGCCAATGCATACACGTATCCTAATGTGAATGAAATCCCTGCGTTTACAGGAGCGTCTATCAAATTTGACCAAGATTATGTGACATTTGACAGCAACGAATCTACCTGGGACAGGACTTAGAAAATATATGTATATTATGGTAAATATTAACAAAAACAAGCAAGGACACACATGGTAAAACAGATAATCAATGATGGCGTTACACCTAATGATGGACAGGGTGATAATCTAAGAGCTGGTGCATTAAAAATAAATTCAAATTTTGACGAGCTATACACAGCGTTGGGTGATGGCATATCTCTCACAGTGATCAACAACAATATTATCAGTGCCACTGGTGGCAACAGAATTGCTTTTTATTTTGCCAACCAAGCAGCATTTCCTAATGCTACCACATACCATGGTGCCATAGCACATTCACATGCAGATAACGCCATGTATTATGCACATGGAGGAGTTTGGACAAGGATGTTAAGCACAATTTCCAGTATCAATGATTTAGCAGATGTAAACACCACTGCAGTTCCTGCAGATGGTCAGGCTTTGCTTTGGAATGCTGCCACTTCCAACTGGATAGCTGGCACAGTGAGTGGTGGTGGTGGTGGTGG